AATGACATTATTAAAGTAGGTGATGGTGTTGACGCAGATAGAAGAGCTGCCTTTGATTCAGATATGACACCAGACCAAATACAAAAGTTTGGTATTAAAAATAGATTACCTAAAAATGTTATCTATAAGATGTTAGAGAAATACCACTATTTAAATTTCTACAAAAAATGTAAAAAGATTTTAGATGATGGTAAAGTAACAGACGCCGAGATAGATAGTTTAAAAGAAGCAAAAGGTAAATCAGTTGCATTTACATTTGGTAGATTTAATCCACCAACTATTGGACATGAGAAACTTATTAACAAAGTTAAATCTGTACCAGCAAACGATTACAAAATTTATTTAAGTAGAAGTGAAGACCCTAAAAAGAATCCACTATCTCCTAGAACTAAACTAGATGTAATGAAAAAGATGTTTCCTTCTCATGCAAGAAACATTGAAATCAATACAACTAATATGATTTTAGATATATGTACTAAACTATACAATCAAGGTTACACAGATGTTAACATGGTTGTTGGTAGTGATAGAGTAAGAGAATTTGAAACCATCATTAAAAAATATAATGATGTAAAATCCAGACATGGATATTATAACTTTGACAACATCAAAGTTGTTTCTGCCGGCGAAAGGGATCCTGACGCCGAAGGAGCAACAGGTATGAGTGCAAGTAAAATGAGGGCTGCAGCTGCCAAAGGTGACCTTGCAAGTTTCAAAAAAGGTTTACCAAGAAACGCTGACGCAGAAAAGATTTTCAAAGATGTCCGAAAAGGTATGAACTTGGCCGCTAACTATTTGCATATTCAAAATGTTAGACCAATTGCCAGTATGGAAGAATTTGAACAACAACAAATAAGAGACCTTTACATAAGAGAAATGATATTCAATATTAATGACGAAGTTGATTATATCAAAGAAGATGTTAAAGGTAAGGTAGTAAGACGAAGTACAAACTATGTTGTACTAGAAGATAATAATAACAATTTACACAAAGCATGGATATGGGATTGTATTCCTATACCAGCAGACAGAGAGGTCCAAGTGAGAGAACATGATTTAGATGTTGACTATGGATTCGAAGCAGTATCAGAAATTAAAGAAGATTTAGACGCTCAACCACAAGATAGAGATGTTAAGAAAAAAGACGGCACACAGCCTAAAAAGTATTACAAAAACCTATCAAAGGATACAAAGAGTAAAAGAGCAGATTTCTTTGCTAAGAATAAAGACAACAAAGAAGCACCAGGCGATAAAGACGCCAAAACAAAACCAAGCATTCATACACAAAAGTATAAAAAGATGTTTGGTGAGATGAAGAAAGATTTACAAGACGCTTGTTGGACAGGTTACAAACAAGTAGGTATGAAGAACAAGGGTGGTAAACAAGTACCAAACTGTGTTCCAGAGAGTATGAGTGTTGAAGACGCAAGAAAAGTAGAAGGCTTTATAACAGATTCATACGAGATTGGCAAGGATTATGCTGACCATACTAAAGAAGTTACACCTGGTCAAGGTAAAGAAGTAAAGAAAGTAAAGGGTTTTATTGATAGAGAATCTACTCCAGATGAAAAAGATATAAAAGAATGGGCAAGTACAGATGAAACTATTGATAAATATAAGCTAAGATATAAAGAGGAATGGTCAAATAAACTTAAAGAAGTTGTGGCCAAGATGATTGAAAAACTATGAAGACTTTAAAAGAATACGAAAACATTGATAAGTTATGTGAGGAGTGTATCTTCGAACATGAACACGAGCCTTTAACAGAGGCAGAATATCAAGGTAAAAAAGTCACTTTGAATAATCCAATGAGAACACCAGGCGGACCTAAAAAGTTTGCCGTGTATGTGACAAACGAAAAAGGAAATGTGGTTAAGGTAACTTTTGGTGACCCTAATATGGAAATTAAAAGAGATGACCCTAATCGTAGAAAATCATTCAGAGCCAGGCACAATTGTGAAAATCCTGGTCCAAAAACTAAAGCTAGATATTGGTCTTGTTATCAATGGAGAAGCGGAGCAAAGGTAGACAACTAATATGGCATACAGACAAAGAATGAGTGACTTACTAGAACAAGTAAGAAACCCACAAATAAAAGAATCAGGACCTAGTGATTATTTAAAATCAAAGATGTCTGATACACAAATTAATAACATCAAAAAAACTTGGGCAATGAAGACAGCAAAAGATGTCACACCTGCCATAAGAAAGATGATTAAAGATTTAGATATTCCAACACAGCTTGCAATTAAACACGCAAACATTAATGTGATTTCTAAATTAGTTGAAGAAGGCGACCATGAAATTTCTATGGCACAAGGCGAACTCAAAGCTATCTCCGCAAAAGCTACTGAACTTGCTAATATGCTATCAACTAAATCAGATGACACAGATGAATTAGAAGCTTGGGTACAATCTAAAATTACAAAAGCAAAAGATTACATTTCTTCAGTTTCAGATTATCTAACACATAATCCAGGTCAACAAAACGAGGAGTTAGTAAAAGAAAACTTTAGTACATCTCAAATTGCTAGACTTAAAAAAGAGTATGAAGTATTAAGAGGTAAAAAGATTTCAGTTGCAAATGCTAACAAACTATCATTAATGTTTAAAAACATTCCAGATAGTGGTCTAAAAGATATATACAAAGCAGATATTCCATTCTTATCTGTTATGGCTATGTCAAAGATGATACAAAAAGGTATCCCTAGACCAGCAGGTGTAAAATTAAATTTAGAAGAAGTAGAAATACTTGACGAAGCTACACAAGATTACCTAGAAATTACAGAGGGTAAAATTGATAGTAAAAAATTTGATAGTTTGAAAAAAGGTGATACAATGACTATCACTTACAATTCAACTATGTCGGGTACAACTGTTAAAAAATTTGTTGTTAAGAGTAAAAGTAGAAGTGCAAAATACAACACAGATAAAGTAACAATGTATCCTGATGGCAACCCTAGTATGGCAAGATTTTTCTTATACAAAAGAGCAAACGGTGAAGTATCAATGGCAACAGGTGATATGGCAGCTTCTATTGTACAAGTTAAAGAAGATATGGCTGAGGGTAGAATGTCAGAGATTGACGCAATGGTAAAAGCTGGTAAGTCAGCAGCCGAGATTGCAAAAGAATTAAAATTAAATGTTAGAGATGTTAAAGCTATTTTAGGTGAAGAAAAAGATGACGAGGCAGAAAAGCAACCGTCAGTAAAAGAAGAACCTAAAGAAGACGATAAAGAAAAGTTAAAGACTGAACTTGAAAAGAAAGACGCTGAGATTGCTCAACTAAAACAAAAAGCAGAAACAGAAAAAGCAAAAACTGTTAAAAAGGAAACTGAAAAGTTAGTAAATCCTGAAACAGGCGAACCTTTACTACAAGTTGGTATTGCATACAAACATTTAAAAGATAAAATGAGTAAGCAACAATCTGAACATTTTGAACAATATATGGTAGAATATACTACACAACAAATCAAAATGGCTTATGGTGTTGCAAACGATAAGAGATACAAAGGTGGTAACTATTCAGGTGCTGTTAAGGCAATTGAGAAGATTGCAAAAGGACTATCAAATCATCCTGATGTTCAAAAGGTTTTAAAAAGAACTAATGAACAATTAGATGAAATGGCCAAAGACAAAGCATATGCAATTGGTATGTCAACTGCTAAAAAGAAATACAATGACGAGCCACCATTAGATAAAAAGACAATCAAAAAAGGACATGAGATTGCTGATAAACTAATGGGTATGAAAAAAGAAGAAACAATCAAAGAGTTTAAAAAGATGACTGTTACTTTTAAAACTATGGACAAAATGGCGAAAGCTTCAACAGACTTAGCAAAACATGGTTTTACTATTCATGCAAAAGGTTTAGTAATGAAAGTAGATGGTAAAGGTGATGACCTTAACAAGTATGCTACAGACCTTAAAAACTTTTATGGTGCAACAGTTAAGGCTGAAGAAAACGCAATGTCATTAACTGACCTTGAAAGAATGAAAAAGGCAGGTTTAAAAACTAAAAAAGAACAAGTTAAAAATCATCCTTCAAAAGAGATGTTTGAATCACTTGCAGCTTTAAAAAAGAAGGCAGACAAATCAGGAATGCCTTATTCAATATTAAAAAAAGTTTTCGATAGAGGTATGGCCGCTTGGAAAGGTGGACACAGACCAGGTGCAAGTCAGCACCAATGGGCATACGCTAGAGTAAATTCATTTGTAACAAAATCCTCAGGAACCTGGGGTGGTGCAGACAAAGACTTAGCTGCCAAAGTAAAAGGAGAATAAAGATGAGTTATTTAGAAAGTAAAAGTGGTAGCATGAGCGAAGTCGTTAAAGAAATGCAAAAACATTTAAAAGACAACGCCTACCAAGATTTATTTAAAAAAGAATTAGAAAAGACTGGTAAAGGTATCGGCGCAATGTCTGATATGGAAAAGAAAGACTTTTTTAATAAGTTAGATAAAATGTATAAAGGTAAAGGCGAGGCAAAAGTTGATGAGTTAACTAAAGGCCAAGAAAAATTACCACCTGCTTTACAGAAAGCAATTAAAGCAAAAGAGAAAAACTCCGAAGAAGAAAGTTTTGATATAGAGAAGTTAAAAGAAGATGTTAATACTCTATGGTCAACAGCTGCTGACGATTTAGAAGCTATCAAAGAAAAGGCGAAGTATATGAAGGCACAAGATAAAGACGCCTCTACTAATGAGCCTGAAAGTGGCGAATC